TCTTACGAAAATGTTATTTATGACCGGGTTATTGAGAGCTTGTCTAGCATTATTGCTAATGAGTTCTCAATACCGATCAATTATGATGCCCATGAGGGCAATCAAAGTTTTTTGATAACGCCAGTAAATGATGAACTTGAAGAGCTATTAGCAAGTGGACAAACAAGAAATGTTGAAGTATCTATTAGCTATGAGCTACAAAGTTCCGGTAATTACACAAAAAATAGCATTAGTCAAGTAAGCAATGTTGCTGAAAGATTAAAAAGATTACTGTACAATAATAAAAATTATGCCGTAAGTGGAACAACAAAATATTTTAATGGCAGTGTAGAAAGCATTGCCTACGAAAGAGATGAAGATAATAATGAGCTATTAAGAGCTATTACTTCATTTACATGTCAAACATTGGAGCTAGTATGAAATATAAAGCAAAAGAATCTTATAAAAGTCTTGATGCAGCAAACAACTTTATGTCGTTGGGTATGGCATCAAAGCATTTATGGTTGCTTGATGGTCAAGAAATTGAATATAATGGCAAATTATCAAAAGATATGCAAAAACATTTAGAAGAAGTTAAAGATGTCTCAAAAGGCAAAGGAGCTGAGTAATGGCAAAAAGTGCAAAATTTCAATTAAAAAATAATACCAACGTATATATTGGTACAGAAGCAACAATGGGTACAGCAGCGGTTGCTGGTGCTGCGCTTACTGAGCTTCCAGCTACTGATTTTAGTTTCTCAGAACTTGGTGCTGGTGGTCAAACATTAAGCATTGCTCCATTTAGAGTGGGTGGTGGCCTAACGCAAAGTGATGATATGGTCCGCGCACAAAGACATGATCGTATGTATGAAATCTCTGTTACATTTATGTGTACTGACGCTGCAACAAAGCGTGTTCTTTTAAATTTATATGAAGACGGTGCAAGTGGTGGTTTATCATCTTTACTAGGCTCAATGCCAACTACAATGTTATTTGAAGATGGGGAATCTAATGCAATTCCAGTTAGTTTAATCTTTCGCGATTCTGCGCATGATGCAACAAGTGATATGGTATTTAGAAGTTGTATGGCAACTTCACTGACTTTTTCAGGTGATATTGGCGGTAATGGTGGTGTAGTAATGTGTACAGCAGTATTTCAAACTGCTTATTTACCAACTGGTGGCAGTGATTTAAGCTATAGTAGTATTACAGAAGTATCTGCTCAACAAACTATGTTTAATATGCATGATTTAGTCGATACAAAAGTAACACCTAGTGGTGGTAGCGCTGAAGATTTACTTATGTATAACTTTGAAATAAATATTGCTAGGCCAGTTACTAGAATTGGATTTGATTCATCAAGCGATTTTAAACCAATGGGGTATTCTCTTGGTGGTTATGAGGTTACTGGTTCTTTAACAGTAAAACGTGATGCTGAATCAATTTCGGCTATAGCAGAAAATACGTCATTTGCATTAGCAATAAATACTAAAAACGATTCAAGCGCAATTATATATCAACTATCAGCACCAACATGCTTAATAGATGCAGCGTCAATTAGCTTTGATGATGATGGCTTTAAGCAAGTCATTCCTTTTAGAGCTACATATACTGGCGCAACAACATCTAAGATTTTTGAATTTTCAGGTGCTGCTGGTGATAGTTAGACCTGGGTTAATACAAACAGTGAGGTTGTATGACCGTAAAAACAAAACATGGTGATTTTGAGTGCCGTGAATTAACATTCAAGAAGCGTAGAGAATTGCACCGTTTAGAAATTGGCGCATTAGGAGCTGATGGGCAAATAGACTTAAATAAGTATTATGATGTAATGGAATTTATTATGTCATATGCTTTTGTTAATGCTGAAGAATCATTAGGGCATTTAGACGATGCAGAGATTGACACAGTCTTAAGCGAAATCTATACAAGGTACAAGAATCCACCCAAAAAAAAGAGCTAAAAGTACGCGTTGCGATGTGGATGAATTATCATAGTGTACCAACACGTAACCTAGTTTTTCCATATCGCGCTAAATCGCCCACATTAAAAAAATCCATTACATACACAAAAGAAGAAGTATGGAATGAGATTGATCGCGTACTTGCAGAAGACCAAACTGGCAAATTTACACCCGGGCAACAATTATATTATAACATGCTACATTGCGCAGATTCGACCTTTTTTTATGACAATGATGTTATTGCACTATTAGAAGAATATCTACTGCACAAACGCTTTAATATAGCTTTATATGAATCATTAGATAATGCACTATGCGAACGTATGTCGCTTTTTGCTGCTATTGATGAAGAGTATTTAGCAATTCAACGAATGGAAAAAGATGGCAGCTGAAAAATTTATAATTGAAATACGCACCAAAGGTTTTAAAACTGCAAACAAATCTGTAGGTGAACTAACTAAACAAACAAGAGCGTTTTCACGCGAAGCTAATAGAGGTAGTGGGTTTGCTGCTACATTTAGACGCAACATGTCAGGTTTGCGTAATAACTTACTTCTTGTAAGTTTTGCTTTTGGTACAGCAGGACTAGCATTTAAAAAGTTTATTGATGCGTCATCGGGGTTTGAAGATGTAAAAACTCGCTTAGTGGGCCTTATGGGTTCTACTGAAAGAGCAGAGCGCGCATTTAGAAATTTTAATGAAGTTGCTGCAACTACGCCGTTCAGCCTTCAAGATGTTGTAGAAGCTGGTGCGCAGTTAAAAGCATTTGGAGCTGATGCAGAAGATTTGATTAAACCAGTATCTGACCTTGCTGCATTTATGGGTACAACTGCAACAGAAGCTGCTAACTCACTTGGTCGTGCTTTTGCTGGTGGTGCAGGCGAAGCTGATATTTTAAGAACAAAAGGTGTGCTTAATCTTGTAAGAAGCTTTAAAGGTATTGATGACTTAAGTAAACTAACTTTACCTGAATTTCGTCAAGCATTGCAAGAAACATTAGTTGATCCAACAGTTGGCATTGAGGGTAGCACTGATAGAATGTCACAGACATTTAGTGGTGCATTTAGTAATATGACAGATAGTGTGACTAGACTTGCTGCTAGAATTGGTGATGTTTTATTACCATCTTTAAAAGCAGGAGTTAAAGGTCTAGGTCGTTTTGCAGATGCTGCTAATGATGTAGTAAGACGCATAGTAGAAGACAAAGCTGATTTTGATATTTTTGGCGAATCTATTGAAGAATTTGGCGTTAAAATAGAACGTTTATCTGTTGAACAGTTAAACGCAGAATTAAAATCACTGCAAGAGCAAATGGAAGCATCTAAAGAGCCAATTGTTGATGCTTCTGAGGCTGTTATCTCATTTGGTGATAATATAAAATTTTTACCGCCAGTGCAAGATCAAGCAGCAGATGGTGTAATAAAAATAAGTGAAAATATGGACTTATTAAATATTGCACTATCAAAAGGTAATGGTGTTACTATTGGCGCAATTGATGCATTTGATGGCCTAAATAAAGTAGAGCAGGACTTTAATACTACTCAAGTTGCAACTAATGTTAATGCAGAAAACTTTATACCAAAAATACAAGCCATTAACGATGAGCTAGAGCGTAGAGCAAACATTAATCCGGGTTTAAAAGATGCACAAAAATCTTTTAATGATTTATTAAAAGAAACAGACTTAGCGCAATTAAAAGAAATTGAAAACCTTGAGTTACTTATTGCTACTCATCAAGAAGAGTTAGGTACAAATGAAGAAGTAATGGCAGTCTTAACTATGCTTAAAGAGAAATATGACAACTTAACTGGTGCAACAAAAGCCGCAAAACAAGAAGCAAAAGACAATGCAAAAGCTAAAAAAGAAGAAGAAGATCAGTTGCTTAAAACTGCTGCTGCTACTACAACTATTGCATCAGGACTTCGTACAATGATGAGTGCTGGCGCAAGCGCAGAAGATCAAATGAAAGCATTAGTAGGAACGTTAGCCAAACTTATTACAATGGGTGTATTTAGTCCTGGTGGTGTTGCAACTGGTGGAGATGCTTTAATGGGAAGTATTTTAGGTGCTTTTGTTGGGCATACTGGTGGTTTAATACAAAACAACGGCATACAACGCTTTGCTACTGGTGGTATGGTCCAAGGTCAGGATAATGTTCCAATACTTGCGCAATCAGGTGAGTTTATTATGCAAAGAAGCGCAGTGAATAGCATTGGTTTGCAAAATTTAGCACAGATGAATCAAACTGGCGAGGCTAGTGGAGCTTTAACTGTTAATATATCAGGCAATATTATAGGCGATGAAGAGCATGTAAGAGATAAAGTGTTGCCTGCTATTAAAGAAGAATTAAGGCGTGAAGCTAACGCATAAACTATGGCACTTTCTCCAAGTACAAATTTTTCTAACTCTCTCAAGCGTAATAATGACATTTTT